ATTAAGAGGGTTTTTACAATTTGGTTAGTTTGTGGCTTTGAATTATACACAATATAAAAAGTAACGAGGTGTATTGATTAGTTATTTGACTTTATTATGCTTTTATATTATAAAAATGCTAATTTGTTTACAAAATAGCATTTTTATGTTATAATGCTTGGGAATATGGGGGGATAAATGAGGGTAGTAATAGGGGGGGTTATAGGGAGGGGTAAAGGTAGTGTCATTAGGGGGGGCATCTTCGCAATTTTGGTTTTCAAAACTTGGCTTAAATAAGCGAACTTGACTGCTCTCCAGCGAATGTGGCATAATAAATAGGCAATAAAAACGGGCTTAAAAAAAAAAATTTCACCTTTTAGTAGTTATAGTGAAAAAAACAAAATACTTTTGTTTTTATTACTATATAGGTGGGCTTTTAGGGTGTTTTTTGCGTTTCACGGTGTTTCACGATATAAATCCCCTTTTGTCAAGTCTTACAATGTAGATTGTGCGACGCGGTAGCACTAATAAAACCCAATAAATAGATATATATTACTTTTTATTTTGTTTTATAGGTAGGTAGGTAGTGTTTTGATGGCGTTTGTGGTGGTGTATATGGTGTTTTATGGGGTAGGGGGAGGGGACACCCACCCCCCGCCACCCCATAAAAAATCGTATTACACCTCTACCGACCACACTATTTTTTGAATATTCGTAATTTATCCTTGACATATTCATAAGCATATAATAAAATGATTACATGACACAATATAAATCAAAAGCCATCAACAAATCATTCTCTGTAACTGAACGAACAATCGAACAGTTAGAGAAATTGATCACAAAATTCGATGCCATGTCGCCTTCTGAGGCATTAAGACGTGCTGTTAACCAAACTTTTGAGAAAGAGTTCCCAGATTATATTTATAATAAGTCTGCTACCGATTTGAATAAGAGAAAAGCTATGGAACAGGAAGTTGAACGTGAAACAATGGGTGATCGTGATTATCTGGAGAAATTTGCTCCTGGTGGGATGTTTGTTACTCTTAAGGATGGTCGTGAAGTGTACTTAATCCATGCCTTCTCGAAGAATTTAGAGTTGATTTTTGTTGAGAACGGTAAGGCTACCCTGGAGAAAGATCCTCTTTTGGCTACTTATCATAAGAATAAACTAGAAAAGGGGATAACTTTGGAATCACTTATGACTCCGTATAGTGTAAGATATTTAGAGGGTGGGTATAATATTGAATTATCAGATGAAACAAAAAGAAAGTTTGGGGTCGAAGAAGAAAGTAAGTCAGACTAATGATGCTACCAGACGGATCATCGACTTCCTTACCTTCAGTTCCGGCGCCTTTGTCTGGAGGCATAATGTCCTACCTATACCTGTCGTGGGAGGGGGGCTACGTCCTGGAGGGAAAAAGGGGGTCCCAGACATTATTGGTATATTATCCAATAATGGGAGGTTCATTGGGGTGGAGATTAAAAAAGGGAAAGATAGGCTTAGACCAGAGCAGGAAGGTTTTCATCTTACGGCCAGAAAGTTGGGAGCAGTAATAATCGTTGCTAAAGGTAATGATGCAGATGAAATTTATAATTCATTTATGGAACAATGGAAACAAATAAAGAAATAGATTTTGAGGAACCTAATTACGACTTCGCAGCGATTATCGCTGATCATTTAAGTAACCCTAGAGAAATGGTTCAGTTTGCATCGAAGGTGATGCAGAATGCACAAGAGGGTGACAGTGCAAGCCTTAAAATGATTCAACAGGCGTTGGCGGATGTGAAGTTTCAAAAAGATAAAAAACAATTATTAACAGATGAGCAATTACGACGAATTGTCCAAGTTACAGCAGATCGCGACAGAGCTTAAGGACGAGCTTGATTTAAAAAAAATCCCAGACGAGATAGATATTTTGCGGTATGCGTGCCGTAAGTATTTTATCTCGTTTTGTATTGCTGTAGGTATGCCGGATGGTACTCCGTTTGTGCCGACTAAATTCCATCAGTTATTGGCTGATAAACTACAAGGTGCATACGAGAAGGTTAAAAATGGGGTAGATGTACGAATGATTGTTGAGGTGCCGCCTCAGCACGGGAAATCTAGTATGGTGTCTGAGTTATTTCCTGCATGGATAATGGGACAAGAGAGCTGGCCGGTAATTTGTGCGAGTTATGGTGCATCTTTGGCGGAGGTGAAGAGTAAACATACTAGAGATATTGTTACTAGCGATATTTATCAGTACATTTTTCCTGATGCTGGGTTGTCGATGGACTCGACAAGTAAGGCATTGTGGACTAACCGCAAGAAGGCTATGTATAAGGCTGTTGGTCGAGGGGCTGGATTGACTGGTACTCCTGGTAAAGTGATGATTGCGGATGACCTTATAGCTGATAAGCAGGAGGCGAACAGTGAAACGATTCGAGAGAGTGCTTGGGATTGGTGGAACACTGTATTTTATACCCGTAAACAACAGGGTAGTTTTATTTGTTTAGTTGAAACTCGTTGGCACCTAGATGACCCTGCTGGTAAGTTAGAGGAGCAACAGAAACAGAACGAGGGAAAGAGAAGTGGGAGTTTTGATAATTGGGAGAGATTAACATTTCCGGCGATTGCTGAACAGGATGAGTATATTGACGGTGTTTTGTTTAGGAAAGAAGGTGAGGCATTATGTCCAGAGCGGTTTAATTTAGATACATTAGAAAAAACAAAGAATGCGTATATTGGTGCTGGTAAAGTAGGCGACTGGGCGGCGCTATATCAGCAGAATCCGATTATAAGTGAGAACGCGAAGTTCAGGAAGCAGTGGTTCAAGTACTATGAGGAGAAAGATTTGGTTGGTAAGAAACTTTATTACACCACATTTGTTGATTTGGCGATTAGTCAGAAGAAAGAGGCTGATAATACTGTTGTCAGGACAGTGGCTAAGGAGGTTGATGGACCGAATTGGTATTTAATGGAAGAAACTGCTGGGCGAATGGATCCACTCCAGACTATTGATGCGATATTCCACCACCATAGTCTCTATCGGTCTAAGGTTTATATTGAATCGGTGGCGTATCAGGCGGCATTACAGTATTTTGTGGTTGAGGAGCAGAGAAAACGTCAGCAGTATTTCCAGATTGAGGAGATTAAACCGACAAAGAGTGCAAAGAAAGAAGAACGTATTGAGGGACTTCAACCACTTTATAGGTCTGGGGTAATTTATCATAGAAAAGGACAGGATGAGGCACTTGAGATGGAGTTAATGCAGTTTCCGAAAGGTCGTAGGGACGACAGGGCTGATGCCCTATCCTATGGACTACAAGTTGTTCGTCATGCACCTCGTCAGGTTGAAGAAACGCAGGATGGAAGGTTAAATTGGAAGAAGAAAAAAGTTATCCCCAGCTTTGACCCACATAAACCTTTCGGTAATGTTTAAAATATGGTATAATATGTTAAATGGCTGAGAAAAATAAAATGAAACAGAAAGCCAAGGAAAAAGATCAAACACCGTTTGAGGCTTTTCAAGTTAATCAAGATGTTAAAGAACCCAATTATAGTCCTGAAGAACAGGAATATCGTGGGTTTTTATTGCGTCTATTAGAGCAAGATAGGAATAACCGCGAACAATCACATGATGAGTTTAACGGGATGAGTTACACTCAGCGATATGTGGAAAACTTTAAGGCTGGAAATAGTTACACACCACCACGAAAAAATCCTGAAGACACCAGTATTGTTACTGGTACAACACGCGAAAAGAAAAATGCGATTATCAACTCTGTATTGAGTTTAGTTTTTGACACTACTTTTAGGGCGTTTGATGAAAATAATTTAGAAGACCAACAGCTTGGTGAGGCTATGTCTGACTGTGTATTCCAGGCTAATCAGGTGGAACAGTGGGATCAGAAAAAGATTTTTGCTTATAGTGAGATGGCAGACCAAGGTGATGTGTTTATTATGGACAACTGGGTTGATGAGGTGAAGATGGATAAGGTAAAGATAAAGTTATCTGATGTAACCAGCGAAACATTTAAAAACTTTGATGCCAAGAAAAGCATAAAGACTGTTTTCTCTGGACCACGCAGAACAGTTCTTCCAGGTACACAGCTTTATCTAGGTAATATTCGTCAACCACATTTAAGTTTACAACCTCGTATTTTTACTCGCGAGGTGATGTCTTACTCACAAGCTAAATCTATTTATGGTAACTTACCAAGATTTGAATCTGTTCCACGGAATTTAGTTGAAGTCACAACAACGACAGAGAATGATCACTTTGGATATAACTGGAGACTCGAAACACTAGAGAATGATATGGTTGAGGTGATTCTTTTTCAAGATAAATGGAATGATGAATTCCAAATTATTCTTAATGGTGTTATGCAACTCCCTGTCGGATTCCCTATGCCATGGGAGCATGAAGAATATAATATCGTTCAAGGTCACTTAGAACCGATTAGTGCGTTCTTCGCTTATAGTAAATCTATTCCTGACAAAACTTTTCTTGATCAACAAGTATTAGACGAGATGTATCGTTTAGCAGTATTAAAAACTCAAAAGAGTTTCATGCCACCGATTGCTAACTACTCTGCGAATATTTTAACTAAGAAAATGTTCCTTCCTGGTGTTGTTAATAACGATTTAGAAAAGGGTGATATTGAGGTTCTTGGTGGTAATCCAAACATGTATTCAATTCAGCAATCTGAATTTGAAATGATGAAAATGATTAAGGGTTATATTGATGACAAGTCTGTTAATCCAGCACTACAAGGTGAGAAGTTTGGTAATCGTACTACTGCCGTTGAGGTTGATACTGTTATGCAACAGGCGAAGCAACAACTCGGTATGATGATATTTGGGTTTATGAATCTACATATGCAATTAGATTATTTGCGGCTAATGATTCTACTTGAGAACTACACAAAAGATACTGGAGAAAAAGTTAGCGAACTTGGTGATAAGTTGGAAAAGAAGTATCGCACTATTTCGGTTGAGCGTGACTTAGGTGGTCGTGGATTAGGTCAAAAGAGAATTGAGTTTACAGAAAACGCGAAGAGTCCTGAAGATCTATATGATATTGAAGAGGGGGTTACTCGTGACGAATCAGGAATTCCAACAAGTGTAATTCCACCACAGAAACCGATGAAGATAATGCAGGTATCACCGAAGGCATTAAGGGCTGTGAAATATCGTTGGTACCCTGAAGTTACTGTTAATGAGCGTGAGTCTAGTTTGGCTAACCGTATTAGTTTTGAAGATAGAATCACTAAGGCTGCTCAATTATTCGGTATCGAGGCTATTAACTTCGATTATGCGAAACAACAATGGGCTGCTAAGAATAAAATTAATCCATCTTACTTCTTCAATCAAAATCCAGTTTTACCAGTATCTCAAGAACAAGTTGATGGAATGCAGGAAAGTACTGTTCAAAAAATGTCTCGCACAAGCCCTACTGGTGGTCAGGAAGCCGCTAGACAAGGAAAAGGAATGATGTAAACTTATGGCAAAACAAAAGAAAATCATACCAGCTGAATATCAAGATGATGTCTTAGAACTTTTTAGAAAGGTTGTGGGTGGAGTGAGAATGTCTGACGTGAAACATTACGATGCTTTGCGTGGTCAAGAGAGAATAGATTTTCTAAAATATTGTCGTGGTGTTTACGGAGATAAGTTCTTTAAGGAGATAATACAAAATTTAATATTCGAGTGTGTCATTAAGGCTGCTATGCAATCACGAACCATGGATGAAGTATTAGTTAATAGGGCGACTGCGAATGGTATTAAATTAGTGGAAGACTTTTTCTTAAAGTATAATAATATACATATAGCTGAGATAGAAACTCAAACAGAAAGTTTTGATAGTAATGCGCCTTTTGAGGCGATGACAGAATAAATATAACCCAATCGCCTTCGCATGAGGCGTTAGTCTAAAGGTCGATACTAATTTAGATCGTGCGTTACGTTGGTTATAGATATTATTAAAGAAAAATAAATATGCCGTACAAGGTAACGTCTGAAGACGGAGAGGAAATTGAAACTTTCAGCCAAGAGGAAGCAGAGGCTATGGCGCTCGAAAGAACACAAGCTGAAGCTGAACGGATAGAACAGGAAAAGCAAGAAGAGATTGATCGACTTGCTAATGAAAAACTTGAGATGGAAGAGGAGTTAGAAAAACTCCGCAACAAGGATATGAACTTTGAAAGAGTTCGCAACAAAGCTGCTGGTAAAGAGGTTGAGGTAAGTGAAGAGATTAGGAACCAAATTAAAATTTTGGAAGATAGAATCTCCGAGATTGCAGCTCAACCAAAGAATGATGTGAAACATGAATTTGTTTCACGAAATATAGGTGAAGACAAGGAACAATTAGAACGGTTTAATTATTATTACGATAAACTCGGTAGTGAGGCAAAATCAAAGGAAGAAGTGTTAAAGGCGGCTGAAGAGGCTTTACAATTAGCTTCTGGTGGTCAATACAAGCCAGATACTTCATCTAGTATGTATACACCTGGAGCTAGTGCCAATTATCGGAATCAAGAAACTAAACAAACATCAGAAGAATCTAAGCGAATCGGCGACCTGTTAGGGGTTTCCGAAGCAGATAGGAAAAAATATGGCAACTAATAAGACTCAAGAAGAAAAAGAAATAGTTAAGGATGTTGTCGTAGAAGATACTCCTGTAGAGACTACTCCTGCTGAGGTAACTGTTTCAGTAGATCAAATGCAATCTGTACTTGACCGTATGGATGAGTTAGAGAAATCAAACAAAGCCCTTAGAGAAATTGCTAGTTCGACTAGATTACAGGAAGCAGAAGATGGTCAGACTGTAGATAAGCGCCCAAGAATTCACTTTAAGTTAATGGATGGTAAACCAATTATCGGTTGGCCAGAGAAAGCTGGTGAAGAGAAGAAATCAGAGATTATATTTAATCCAAACACTAATTCTCCTATGGGAGAAATACTAAAGAGTGTATATTATTTTGTTGATGGTACTAAAACAGATTTGATTGATCAGTTAAAATTTACTCGTTTAACAGATATAACTTACGCTCGTGTTGTTGAGGATTTAGGGGATAGTGGATTGGTCGAATTTGAGGATCCATCAATTTTACCCAATAGAATAGAGATAAATAAGAAATTCTGGAACGCATAATTAACTGAAAATAAATATGGACACGAAAAAAGATAATTTATTCATTGGCAAAGCGAAGGTAATATGGTATAATAGCTCTGAGGGTGATACTAAATATACCCTTGACGATGGTTCTTCTGGCACTGTAACTGATGAACAATTTAGCGCTATGGCGAAGACCAGTCGCTATGAAGATAAAATGGCTCAGGTTTATAAGTGGAATCAAGCCGTTTCGGAAATTGTGGAAATTCTCCTTAAAAATAAGATGATGCTTATTGAGAAGGATTTCGTTTCAGGCCGTGTTGATAGTACTATTGTGGAAAACTATGGAAAGGCTGCTGCGATTTTATTCGGAGCTCCGATGGAAGAATTTATTAAATTAAGCGACATTGATCGCGTATTAAAGGAAAACCCTATGTCTGACGAACAAGAAATTGTTACCGAAGAAGTAGCTGCTGAAGAAGTAGTTGCTCCAGTAGAAGAAGCTCCTGTTGCCGAAGAGGCTCCTGCTTCTGAAGAATCAGCTGAATAAATAGTTGATTTAACGAGGTGTGTGGATAACATAAGTTGTCCACCATCCTCGCTAAAGGCATGCGTAAATTGCCCTTCCGGGACTTTTAACCCGTCAATTTAAAAGAAGTGTTAAAACCCACACTATAACCATGGGTTGTTTTGTGTTTTTATTATTAATTATTTAAAACTATGGCTGCTGCTGCAAACTCTGCAAAATTAGGCCGAGGTAAGTTTAAAATCATGTGGCTTCCGAAGACTGCTTCTGCTGCTATCGTGACAAACACCCTCGTCCAATTCGACTCAGGCTATGTGAAACAAGCTACCACAACTGCTGGCGCTTCTGATACCCCTCTTGCTGGTATCTACGTTGGTCCTTCAATCACTGCTGCTAGTGCAAACTATGCTACTACAGATAAAATTGAAGTTTTAGTTCCTACCGATCCTTTGGCTGAACTAGAAATTGTTGTTGGTACTGGCTCACTAGCTGCTACTGATGTAGGTAAGTCTTTCGACATCGACTCTGATGCTGAAGTGACTGTATCTACTACTACTAACGAAGCTGTTACTTGTACAGAATATATTTCTGCTACTCTTGGCAAATTCGTTATTACTAACCTAAGCTCTCCTGCTGCTTAATTAATCATTAAAATCGGATAAAAATATGTCACAAATTATCAATCGTGGGAATTTCTCTGATTTCAATGATAACCTTGAAATCGCATGGAGAAAGGCATATGATGCCTACCCAAAACGTGCCGGTGCTCTTTATGAAGAGCGTTCTACTGATGTAGATAACGGTGCTGTTTCTTCTCTTGACAGCGTGTCTGTTGCTAAGAAGAAACGTGAAGGAGCTGAGTTCTCTTTCTTGAATCTTACTCAAAACTACCGTAAGTCTTGGTCTACTTATGAAGTAGGTGGTGAAATCAAAATTACTTGGAATATGCGTCGCTACGCTAAGTATGATGAAATCAACCGCGCACTTCGTGGTATGGCTGATTCTACTGCTCGTCGCATGGAAATGGATAAAACTCATCGTTTTACTTTCTTCCCTGCTACTAGCTACACTGATATGGACGGCGATACCATCTCTACAACTGTAGGTGATGGATTAGCTCTAGGTTCTACAGTTCATACTGTTCCTGGTTCTGCTACTACTTTCCGTAACATTATTGCTAATAACCCAGTTCTTTCTAAGGGTGGATTAGAAGCTGCTGAAAAGCTCTTCGCTACTCAAATGATTGACACTAACGGTCAATTAGTATTCTATGAACCTGACACTTTGATCACTACTAACGACCCAACAGTTGTTAACACTGCTCGTCAATACTTAGGTTCTTACGCTGACCCTGAAGCTGCACATGAAGGTGTAATGAATCCTTACCAAGGTAAGTATCGTCACATCGTGCTTCCTTTCCTAGCTACTAATGCTGCTGGTGCTTACGATTCAACCAAGGCTAATTACTGGTTCTTGGCTAACCTATCTCGTAAAGACGCTATCTGTATGGTAGGACAAGCTCCTATGTTAATTCCTCCAACTGAAAATGATGGTAAGGAATTTGAAACAATGGACTGGAAATACGCTACATTTGCTTCTTACTCTTTGGTGATTTCTGATCCTCGCTGGATCGTAGCATCTAAGGGTGATGCTTCTGCTTAGATAAATTAATGGGACTTATGACTTCGAGGTCGGTGGTGGAGTCCCTTGAAAGCTAAATAAATGTCTCTTTACAATCTTTCGGCTGGTTATGGTCGTCTCCAATCAAGTGGTTTGGGACAAACAGGAACCGGAAAAACTTTCTTTGTTGGTAAGGTTGGTCTTGCTAATATTGATATGGTCAAGCAACTTTACAAGCCTGATCCAGATGGCACAGTACGGTATTTCACTACCATTGACGCTGCTGTTGGTGCTTGTACTGCTAATGCTGGGGATATCATCTATGTTCTTCCTGGTCATACTGAAGCCGTAACTTCAACAAGTCTTAGTCTTGATATCGCTGGAGTTTCTGTCATTGGTCTTGGTACTGGTTCTTTGAAACCAACCTTAACCTTTGGTGCAACCAGCTCTACTATTAATATTACAGCTGCAAACTGTAAGTTGAAAAACTTACGTTTACAAGCTGCTGTTGGTGATGTCGTAACCGCTGTACTTCATGCTACTGCTGCTCAAAACACAGTGTACGAAGACATCGAATTCTACGCTACTTCTACATTTAACTTCATTAACTGTTACACACTTGGTGCTGCGAACATCTCTGATGGTTGTCGCTGGGAACGTAACTACTTGCGCACTTCTGACGCTGGACAATTAGCTCTTTGTGTCACTGCTGCCGCTCATAATGATTTGAAGTTCTATGACAACTATGTAGTTCATGCTGCTGCTGCTGCTGGTCTTTTGACTGCTGGCTCCGCTGACCTTCCTGGTCTTGATGTCAAAGGTAACTTTGTTCAAACAGGTCAAACAGATGGTTCAGTTGGTACTCTAGTCATTACAACTTCTACTGCTTCTAGCGGTCGTATTGTTGATAATGATATTAAGACTGCTGATGCCGCTGCTAACGTAGCTATCCCAATCGCATCTAAAGTATATGCAGCTCGAAACTACATTGCTGGTGCTGATGAAGTAGGTACTGTTGTCGCTGTTGGTACTTTATTCGATAACACCTAATATTAGTTATCTCCTTCTCTTTCTAATCGGCCTAGCCATGTTGGAGAGAGGGATGAGATTATTAATTAAATCTTAAATTTATGTCAGTAAAAATGATAACTGCCTTAGACGCAGTTACCGCGACTACCGTGTCGCAAAAAATTTGGGTTGGCGACTTCGATCGAGTAGCTATCCTCTATCGTCGTGCTAACCACAGTGCTGGTTCTACAGCCTTCACTGTAAAGGCTGGATTCGCTCAATTAGCAAGTGATACGCCAACAATGACTGCGTATAATATGTTGATTGACAACCTAACAAACTCCAATGTTCAAACACCAACTCGCATTAATAGTAAAACATTGAATGCTGATGGTGACGCTATGGTATGGATGGATCCATCCGCTCCTGCTACACATATTGAAATCACTGCTACCGAAACCACTGACGGTACTCACAGTGCTTTCATTATTGGTTTTTGTGATTAAATAAGATTATATCACCCCACTATAATTAACAAAAAATCCGCATAATGACAAAATATCCTGAATATTTAAAAGAGATGGCTCAAAAAGCCATTGATACAGGATTAGTACAGCCTATTGTTGGTGAAACTGGTCCACAAGGTGAAACCGGTCCACAGGGTGAGCGAGGTATTCAGGGTGACAAAGGAGATAAAGGGGAAAAGGGTGAAAAAGGGGACAAGGGTGACAAAGGAGATAAAGGGGAAAAGGGTGAAAAAGGGGACAAGGGTGACAAAGGAGATAAAGGGGAAAAGGGTGAATCTGTAAAAGGTAAAGATGGGAGTCCTGATACCCCAGTTGAAATTCGCAACAAACTATCTTCTCTCAAGGGGGAAGAAAGATTAGATGCAAAGGCTATTAAAAATTTACCTAATGCAATAAGGAGTTTCACTCCACCAAGTGATGCAACTAATTTTTTTACCGAACTTTTAGATACCCCCAACTCTTACGTTGGACAAACGGGTAACTCAGTTAGGGTGAATATCTCTGAAGATGGTTTAGAGTTCTACACTCCTCCAACAGGTACTGCTTGGGGTTCTATTTCGGGCACCCTTTCGGATCAAACAGACCTTCAAGGTGCACTAGATGGTAAACAAGTTGTCCTAACCAACGGTAACGGAACGACTATAAACACAGACAGAGTAGATTGGGGTGGTGCTTTAGCACAGGACACAACAATAGATGGAGGCGGTGCGTATTCAACATACTTTACCCAATCTTATCATTTTGGTATTGGAGATACTAACTACAACCCACTATCGGGTTGGGACCAGGGATTTATAACTTTTGATTCAGAGCGTAGAATTGGTTGGATAGGAGATTACGCTAGTGTCAATCGCCGTACTTATGTTTCAGTAAGTGATGCGAAAAGCGACAACTATATTAAAATCAACGCACCTGAAGGAAAGATTAACCTTTATGACGATACAACCTATTCGGCGACTAATGGTTTTGTATGGACACTGACAGACAACTCAACAGGACAGGGTGCGTGGGCAGCAGCACCTACAATTTCTCTTTCAACAGATGGTACTCCTAACCCAACTCAAAACATCTTAAACCTAGTTTCAGGAACAAACATTACTTTAACTGATGATGGTTCTGGGAATGTTACCATTGATTCCAGCGGTGGCTCTGGTGGTGTTACAGATATTATCGGAACTGCTAATCAGGTTCTTGCGAATGGTACAAGCGGTTCTTCTCAAACTGGTTCAGTAACTCTAACCCTTCCTCAAAGTATTGCTACAACTTCTAGTGTTACATTTGGTGGGCTTGTTGTTACAAACAAGCTGAAAATGGACTCTAACAATACATTTGTTGGGCAAGATGCTGGTCTGTACATGGTTGCAGGTGCTAACCAAAATACATTCATAGGTACTTCTGCTGGGATGGGAACTTCTGGTAGTGTAACTTCTGCTTGTGACTCCAATGTAGCGATAGGGTCTAACACACTTCGCACAATAACTACTGGTTTCCAAAATGTGGCACTAGGTGACTCTACTCTATTCAGTTTAACAACTGGTAGTTTTAACTTTGGTTTAGGAACTTTCACTTTATACGCTAATATTTCTGGAGATAGCAATGTCGCTATCGGTAGGTCTGCTCTAAGATTTTGTACTGGCAGTAGTAATGTCGCTATTGGTCGTGAAGCAGGGTTTAATGGAGTAGGAGTATCTGGGAATGTCTTTTTGGGACACAACGCTGGTTACAATGAAACCACTTCGAACAAACTCTATATTGCTAATAGCAACACATCATCTCCCCTAATCTATGGAGATTTCAGTTCTAGCCTAATTCGTGTTCACGGCAGACTGGGAGCTTCAGCTACCACTGAACAGTTACGCCTAGAATACAACTCCACTAAATACTTTTCTACTACCGTTAACTCTGTTGGTTCTACTACTTTTGACTTAACTGGAACTTCCCCTACCTTTACTTTCTCTAAACCAGTTACTTTCTCTGAGTCAATAACTATGGCTGACGCTAAGAATATTGTTCTCGACACCACAACAGGAACTAAGATAGGTACTGCTACCACACAGAAGTTGGCGTTCTTTAACTCTACCCCAGTTGTAAAACCTACCGCACTTACTACACAGCTAACTACAATAACTGCTACTGCACCTGGAACACCAGACTATGCAATTCAAGACCTTGTAAATGTTGGTGGATATGGGTTTGTAACAGCAGACGAGGGACAGAGTGTATTAAAAGTTATTGAGAATTTACAGACTAGAGTTTCAGAGCTTGAAACCAAGCTCCAATCTTTAGGATTATTATCATAAAAATTAATTACTAACTAATATAGATTAAATATGGAATCAATAGACTTAAAATCACTAAAAGAAGATTTGCAATCTCTAAGAGAAGAGTTTGCTAATTTAAAGGAACTTACTTATGAGTTCGGTCTTTTGATAAAAGATATGTCAGATATGGATAAGAGATTCGAGAATATGACAAGTGTTATGCAGAAACAAGATATGGAATCAGTTCATAAGAGATTAGAACAAATCGAAAAGAAAATATTATCAGAAATTATAGAGGCGAAATTTGATATTATTGAGGAAAATAATAAATAAATGAGTGGATATGACCTAAAAGTTAGAAGTATTACTGTATCTGGGAGCCCAGCTGCTACTGGTGATATTACCTTTGCCGGTGATGTAATTCAGACAGGCAATACTTTTACTGTCGGGTCTGGTGGTGCCCCCTTAACCGATGGTGATAAGGGTGATATTACTGTGTCTAGTTCTGGTACAACTTGGACGATTGATAATGGTGTTGTTAATGATAATAAAATAAGCGGGGTGGGATGGAATAAAATCAGTGGAACTCCGACTACAGTATCTGGTTATGGGATTACTGATGCTATTGACGGATCTGGTGCAAATACTAGAGTTCCCTTCTTCACAGACTCTAATACACTATCATCCGACTCGCATTTTTACTACAATTCTACTGACGACATTCTTCATATCCATAAATTATCTGGTGATGCCACAGACGGACTTATTATTGAAAGCGAAAGTGGTACTGATATAGGTATTCTGGGAGCTGCTAATACAGCTAATGTTACTTGGTATGGCAATCATAACTACGACACGGCTACTGCCAACACTATTGCTTCCTTTGGTGCCAGTAAAACACTTAGCTCATTATCTACTGCTACTTATCCTGATTTGACCGAACTTTCTTATGTTAAAGGTGTTACGAGCGCCATTCAAACCCAATTAGGGAATAAACAACCACTTGATACCCAGCTCACTGATTTAGCTGGACTATCGTATACTGGTAATGCTTTGAAATATATTCGTGTTAATGCTGGTGAGAACGGTGTTGAATTAGCTACTGTTTCCAGTAGCGGTTCACCAGGTGGCTCTGATACTGAAGTTCAGTTCAATGACGGCGGTACTTTCGGTGCCGAGGCAACTTTTACATATAATAAGACAACCAACGTACTAACTGTAGATAATATCTCAAGTAATGCAGGCGCTGGATTAACTATTTTCCCACTACCAGAGGTAATCCCTGCTGATTTAAGTATATCTGGTGCATCGACCACTTCAACAGGAAACCAAGCAGGTGGAGATGTCAGAATTAGTGGTGGTATTGGAGCTGGCTCATCTCATGGTGGTCATATTATTATTATGGGTGGTGATGGTGACTTAGCTGCTGGAGAAACTGGTTCTGGTGGTGATGTAAGTTTCACTGGCGGTGTAGGCTCTGAGAATGGTGATGGTGGTGATCTTAATTTTGATGGTGGTTCCGGTGGATTCAGTTCTGGTGCTGGTGGTAAAGTTGATATCGCTGGTGGTAACACATATGATGACAGTGACGGTGGTTCAGTATTTATTTATGGTGGCGATTCAGCATCAGGTACAGATGGTAATGTCGTTCTAGGTAATCCTGGAAAGGTGCTTTTACAAAAATTGAATTCTAGTTTTGAGACAACATTAGATGTTGAATATTTAACCGAAGGCAGAATCGTTAAATTCCCTGATTCAAATGGACAAATTTCATTAACTGGCCAAATCCTAGCTCAATTATCTGGAATGGCTAATTTATAAATTAATTAATTAAAAATATATGGCAGCAAATACAAGCCCAATTTACTCACTGACTCCTAAAGTAAGTACAGCAGTAATCACGACAACCTATGCTCAAGTAAAATCAGACGGAACTTCTGCTGGTTCTGGTAGTGACCGTATGGTTTTAGCCTTTACTGCTGGTGATAACGGTAGTTATGTAGACTGTGTACGTTTTATTTGTGTGGCGAATACAGCAGCGACTTCTTCAGTTGCTACAACTCTTAGAGTTTATCTCTCAACTGTAGCCGCTCCCGAAGCAGGTGCTACAACAAGTGCTAATACTCATTGTATCGGTGAGATCTCTGTACCGATTGTAGTATCTTCTCATTCGACAAACGCTACTAACTTTTACGAAATTATCTTAAACAAAGCCATCCCTTCAGGAACTTATATTCATGTATCACAGCATGTAGCTCAAACTACTAACCAAGTTTGGAAAGCTACTGTTTGGGGTGGAGATTACTAATTATAAATAAATGATAGACCAATTCGGATTACCACAAAAAGGAATAGGAAACGTACAATTCTTTGGGCCAAACGTGGGTGTTATCGCTCAAGGTGTACAAACTTGGTATAAACCAAAGAATGCCTCAATGTGTATGTTCATCGTTTGGGGTGGCGGCGGTGGTGGAGGAGCTGGTTTCACCCGTACCGCTGGGACAGCTGGTGGCGGCGGTGGTGGAGGAGCATCCTCTGGTATAGCAAGGTTCTTGGTTCCTGCCATGTTTGTTCCAGATAGATTATTTATCCAAGTGGGTAACGGCGGTAAGGGTGGTGTACCAGGAGTTTCTTCTGGTAACGGAACTCCTGGTGTAAACACTTATATCTCGACTTGTCCTCCCCTTACAGCTGGAACAGTCGCTCCCTTACCCAATATTTGGTTGAACTCAGGTGTAAACCAACCTGGTGGTGGAGGCGGTGGAGCAGTCGGTGCGGCAGGTGCAGCTGGAACTGTCCCTACTATCGCAGTTATTCAACCACATCATTTATATGGACAATGGAACGCAACAGTCGGACTTGTCGGTGTCGCAGGTGGTGCTCATACAGGTGCTAATGGTGGAGCAGTAACAGCTTGGGCAGCCAACCAGTTCTCGCCTGGTGCTGGTGGTGGAGGCATAGCAACAACAACTGACTTTACAGGTGGAGCACAAACCTTAACTGCTAGATACTCAGTTACCGGAACACTAGAAATGGCAACAACAGCAATTCCAGCAGGTGTAGCTAATGGTGGTCATGGTAACGCAGGACTTAAAAGACTTTCCCCATTCCTAAATAGCGGTGGTTCAGGTGGTGGAACAGATAATGATGGACAGGGTGGACATGGTGGTACTGGTGGATATGGTTGTGGTGGTGGCGGTGGTGGTGCTGGTGCAACTGGTGGTAACGGCGGTAATGGAGGTGCCGGCGGAGCTTTAATAATTAGTTTATAAAACTAGATAAATAAGTCTAAATATGGTATAATGTATGAAGAAATATGCAATAAGAGGCTATGACCAGAGTGCTTTAGCAAAACATGGAAAAATTAAATTAAAATAAATGCCTAACTATACTAGAACCATGCTAAAGGCCTCGGTTAATAGCAGAATTCACAACAAAATTGGAATCTTATCAGACTCCGAAACAACGCTAAATAACGGAACAAGGGAAGCTATTTCTCTTCTGGATTTTAGATCCATGAAACGCAAGGCATCTACTGCTCCGAATCTTTTTAATGATATCTATCAATATAGTTGCCCAGCTGATTTAAAGGGCAATAAGATTATTGATTTACAGCCACAAACAGGTGAACGCAGTAAGTTTAATGACTGGAATTTAACTCACGAATCCGAGTTCGATAGACTAAAGAACTCTGAACATAACTTATTGGCCTTCTCTGACAGGGACTTCACTCGCAAACTACTCGTCTCAGCATCTGTTGATGATGATGGTTTTGTCGTATCTCCACTCGATGCCCTAACCGGCTATGGCTCTTGGGCTTTATTCGGTGACGGAGAAAATGTTTCACGGGATTCTTACCAATTTGTCAAGGGTTCAGCTTCAATCAAATTCGATATCTCAGCAGCCGGTGGAACGACGGCAGGTATTCAGGCAACTGATATACCTACTTTTGATTTGACTAATTATAAATCTTACGGTTCTGCTTTTGTGTGGGTATGGATTACTTCGGCTACTAACTTAACTAACTATATCTTAAGACTAGGTAGCGATTCATCTAATTACTACTCAATGACAGCCACTACTACCAACGAAGGCTTGGCTTTCGCTACTGGTTGGAACTTGCTTCGTTTTGACTTCTCTGGTAAGTCAACTACTGGCACTCCAGATGATGATGCCTGTGATTACGCAGCTATTTATATGACAAAAACTGCTGGTAAAATCAGCGAAACTGATTATCGTATTGACCATATTATCGTGAAACTTGGTGCCATCCATGACTTAATTTATTACAGTAAATACCCTTGGCAATCTTCTTCAGGTACTTATAAAGAAAACTCAACTGCTGATACTGATTACTTGAACGTAGATACAGAAGAATATCAGATGATTGTTGAGAAATGTGTTGAGCATGCTGCTAACGAAGTTCGTGAAACAAGTGATGCCTTAACTGCTTCTAATAAGTTTGAGAAATTAAAACGAGAATATCAAAGAGTTTATAAGAGTGAATCTATCAGATCTAACAACACTTATTATTACCTATAAATATGAAAACCAAGATTGTTGATATCGAAAAATTCAATTCGGGGCTAAGACTATTGGAAGATAGTGCTACTTCACCAATCGGATCTGCTAGATTTATGCAGAATATTCTTATTAGTGATAGAAATGGTATCAGCAAGCGTCCAGGAACTCTCTTGCTTGGAACAGCCTCATCCTCTGTAAAACCGACCAAGGGTTTCTATATTTATAAGAAGGCTTTTGGAAATGTCGAAATTCCTGTTCGCTCATATGATACATATACTGAATACTATCATGCAACTTACGGCTGGACTCGTCTTGAATCTGGTTTTACTGATGGTAGTGAGTTTGGGTTTAAGGAGCATATCCGAAACATTGAAAACGAAGATTATCTTTACATGGGTAATAAGACAGAAGAATATCGTCGTTGGACAGGTGCTTATACTCAGCTAAACGGTGCTCTTGTTGGCGGCGAAACCACAGTGACCGTTGATGGAATATTAAAGGATTCAATTTATCACTCTAATACAGCTACAGGCTCATCTACTACTACCATTACTGTATCTTCAGCTACATGGGCAGTAGATCAGTGGAAGAACTTTTATGTTTATATTCCTAGCACTGGCAAGATTTCATTAATCTCTGCTAATACATCAACCACTCTTACTTTCGCGGCCATGACCGACCCAGGGTCAGTCGCTTTTCAAATTCGTCTTTCTGCTTTCCCTGCATCAGGTACCCTGGTGATTGACAATGAATCGTTGGCTTACAGTGCTATCCCTACATCAACTACATTTACCACCTCTGCTGTTGTATCTGCTCATAGTGATAATGCTCCTGTAACTATTAAACCTACTAAATATGATGGTGCACCAAAGGGAAACCGTCTTGAAGTTAATCTTGATCGTATGATGGTGGGTAACGTCTCCTCTGCCGTATCTCGTGATGCGTCTGGTAATGTGCAAGGGTCATCTAGTCCGCTATCTGTTTACACATCTAAACTCAGAAACGCTACTGATTTTACTTTCGCTGCAACTCGCGTAGCTGGCGAAGGAGATATTATCTCATTTCCCGAAGGCGATTCACAGATTATGGATATTGCCAACCAAGAAGAAACTGCCTATGTGTTTACTAAGGGTTCGATTACTGCTGTGGCATACAGTCAAGACTCTTCTGATATTGCCGTCAAGGTACCACTTAAGTCTGGTACTGGTGCTATTGGTCGTGTCATCAAGGGTGAGAATGATATATTCTTCGTCACTCCAGATAAAAAGATTTCTTCTATTGGTCGTATGGCTAATAAGGACATTACCCCACAGGTTGAGAACATCGGATTATCCATCAAGAGACTTACTGATGACTATATTTTCGATAATCACGCTGGTATCAAATTTAAACAGCGTATTTTCCATACATTAAAATCTGACTCCGATACTAACTATAACGACCGAACACTTGTATACAATGAATTGAATCGCTCTTATGAAGGACTGTGGACTATCGGGGCATTCGGATTCGGAGTATATAACGACGACCTTTATTACGCACAGAGTCGCAATCCCAATGTCTATAAGATGTTTACTGGCACAGCTGATAACGACGGGACTAACGACTTCTCAATTACTAGCTCATGGCTCTCTAACTGGATGAATTTAACCCCATCAAAATCAAACCTCCAATCTATTCAAGGTATGTTTATTGAGGGCTTTCTTTGGGGAGGTACAGAAGATATTCAGTTCAATGTCTATAAGGACTATAGTTCTACATCTAGTTATAATTTCTCATTCGGTATAGATAACACCTCTTTCTTAGATGATACTGTCGCTCTGAACGCTTACTTCGGTGGAAACCCTTGGGGGCTATCTCCAATCGGAACGCTAGGTGCGATTCAAGACGATGGTAGTCGTCACTTCCAAGCCATCATCTACTTCCCCTTCATCTATGGAAACTTCTTCTCAATAGGGGTAGAGAATGATGAGACAACTGCAAAGTTCGACATCACTAGAATGGGTCTGGCCGTGACCGAGGAACCCGAATATGCTTCTACAAGAATATTAACTAATTAAAAACAATGTCATTAAAATATCGTAGTATTCCGACTAAGACACTTGCTCAAAACCTGTCTTCGTCAGGGACAACCCTTTATCTGAATAACACGCTTGACTGGGACGATGCCCAATTATCAAGTGCAGACTTCGGAACGCAGGCTTTCGCACTCTTGCGCAATGCTTCAAACACACAAATCGAGTTGATCGAAATCGACCCAACGACTGTAACCTCAGCCGCTGCTATTACTATTAGCAAGCGTGGCTTAGGTTATGATGGAACACAAACTGCTAATACTGAAACTAAATATAACTGGTCCGCCTTCGATACTTACGTTGAGCTTGGTTCAGATACCCCTCAAATGCTTCAGTATTTGAAAGACTACATTGACGGTATCGCTATCGCTGGTGTGCCCGACGCGTCTCTTACAGCTAAGGGTATTGTCGAGATCGCTACCCAAGCTGAAGTAGATTCTGGTGATGACACTGGTTCGACCACAGCTCCAACCGTGGTGTCTCCTTCTACAATCCGTGCTAAGGCATACCATGACTACGCAGTTGATTCAGTCGGTACAGATAGTTATGCAATTACCATAACTCCAGCTATCACAGCTTACGCAGCAGGACAAGTATTTACATTCAAAGCAGGAACAGCTAATACTGGTGCTTGTACTTTAGCAGTAAGTGGACTTGTTGCTAAGGATATTAAGAAAAATGTTTCCGAAGCCTTGGTTACTGGTGATATTTTAGCCAATCAAATTGTTACTGTCTGTTATGACGGCACTAATATGCAGGTTATTTCTGAATTACCTAAGCCTGCTCCTACCGTTCAGACCTTCACGACAGCATCTACCACATTAGGAGATACAACAACCCAGTTTGATATTACTAACCCAGCCGGTTCCACTTATCGCTACACTTGGGATAGTAATGGAACAGACCCTGGTATTACAGCGGTTACTGTTCCAACTGGAATTTGGGTTGTGATTAGTAATAACTCCATGAACAAGGGCAATCGTGGAATGTTCCAAGTGACTGGTTCGGGTAGCAACTATTTTGAAGTATCTAATGCTTCGGGTGTGGCTGAAATTAACAAAACTCTTTCCAATGGTTATTTAAAAACTATTACAGCTCAAACATATACAAAACCATCTAATCTTAAATACGCTATTGTCGAAGTGCAGGGTGCTGGCGGCGGTGGGCAGGCCAATACTACATCGGGGCAATGTGGTCCTGGTGGTGCGGGCGGTGGTTATTCTAAAAAGCTCTATGCAGCATCTAGCTTAAGTACTACTGAATCTGTTTATGTTGGACCTGGTGGTACTGGTGGAGCTGTAGACACTGCTGGTAATTACGGTGGACCGTCTATTTTTAAATCACAGATATCTTACGGTGGTACTGGTGGTGGGAATCATGGTAGTACTGTTACCGCAGGAGGAGTGGCTACTGGTGGCGATATTAACATAGACGGTCAAACTGGTTCTACTAATGATATGACTTCTGGATCGCCAATATCATCCGCTGGCGGGTCATCATTCTTAGGTCTTGGTGGTTTTGGTAACATTTTTGGTTCAACTGGAGCCGCTGGCACTGGTTATGGTGGTGCTGGTGCTGGTGGTCCTAGTACCGGAGGTGATGTGGCAGGTGGTGCAGGCTCCCCAGGTATTGTGATAGTAACTGAATATTACGCTTAAAATATATGGCAACAAAAAAGAGCTCAAGTAGCTCAACATCCAAACAAGGAACAACCAAAGCACAGTTAGCTGCTGGTCTTAAAATCACCACTGATTCTAGCGGAAAGGCTACTGGATTCTCCGATAGCAAGGGCTCTTATGATACCTCAGGTCGTGCCATCGTATCGGGAAAATCCAATGGTCCAGCATTAGACAGAGAAGGCATCGCTAAACAAGCGGTAGCTACTACAACCAGACTTTCTGGGGCAGGTGCTGGGGTTCCTACTCCTGGGGTCACCCCACCGGCAGATAAACCCCCTGTTGTGACCTCAGACCCTGCTCGCGCTACTTATGATGCGATGAAAGCAAAGATTGATAAGATGGCAGACTCTACTGGCAACTATGCCGATGTCTATGCAAGTCCTCTTTATCAAGAAACTGCTGGAATGATTAAAGACCAGCGGGCAACTTTAAAACAACGTAAGGCAGATGAGATTAGCCGTATCACAGGCGAATATAATCAAGCAAGTCAAGCACAGGTACAAAAGCAAAAGTCAGAAACTGGTACTCAATCCATGGGATTGGCTCGCATCGGTGGATTTGACAGTGCCTCTGGTCAAGCAGTATTAACTAACTTACAACGCGTTCACGAAAGTGAGCAACAAGCTCTTATGCAGGCTCGCCAGTCTGCTATCTTACAGGCCCAGCAAGCATACGAGGATAAGGACTTCGCCCTAGCTAAACTACAGATGGACGAAGCCAAGGCCGCTGAAGCTCTTATCTACAACAGACAACAAGATTATATCCGTAACACTCTTGCTATTCGTGGTGAAGAGAGGGCAGATGCCGCAGCTGAATTACAACGCACTCAGTTTGAGTATGGTAAGAATCGAGATAGAATTGCTGACCAAAGAGCTGCTGTTACCTTTGCCCTTGAACAAGGTATTAAGGATCCATTTTACTTTGTTGGTGGTGTCGGTTTCGATACTTCTACTGGGGAAGCTCTTACCTATGATGAGTACATCGCCCGTGGGGGTAAACCAGACTTTAGTAATGGATTTATTGTGGAGCCAGGTTCTAAGGAAGCGAGGGCTTACGCATGGGATATGGCAAGTAAATATGTAGACGCTGGTATTAATCCGCAAAAAGATAGTCTGCAAACAGTTCAAGCAAAAATTCAAAAGAGTTTAATATTTAGGGAACAAGTTCGTCCACCGAGTTCGGGTGGAGGGGGAGGGAGTGAAAGAGACACAATACTACAAGAGTTATCAGCCAGTGTTGGTGATGTAGACGGTAAGGTAGATCCTTATGTTTATAAGAATTTGCGTGCAACTTCTAAGATGAAACCAGGTGAGTTTGATTTGAGGTATGCAACATATCTATCTGAGGCAGAAAGAAAAAATCTAAATGTTGCTACAAACATAGAAAGATTAAAAGATGATGATCTTTCCAATGATTCGTTGGCCGAATAAATTAATTATTTAATATGTCATTCTGGAATTTTATAAAAGAGCAGGTCAATCCGTTCCAACGGATTGAAAAATTTAGACCAGATCCCATTCTACAGGAGCGTCTTAAACGTGAGGGAAAACAAAATAGGATTCCAATGTTCACAGAAAATTTGCCCACAAGAACCCAGGCTTTCACTAGCTCATTCATCCCCGCTGCCGCTAAAGTTGGTGATGCTGTGTCTACTGTAACTGGTGGCAAATACTTGGCTCGCGGGTTAGCCGGTACTATAGTCGCTCCAGAAATAAATCGCATTGAACAACAGAATGTAGAAAGCCAAAGAAAACTGGCTGAAGTTATACGCAATAGGGTTCGTGCTAGTAAGTTATCCGATGCTGATAGGGATCGTTATAAGAAAATGATGGATCAGATGAGTAATGTTGAAGTAGCAAAAGACATCCCTGAACTACAGCTGACTAATAAACAAATTATTGGAGACGCTGCTCAATTAGCCTTAACAGCTACAATGGGTCTTAAATTAGGTACGGGCGGACTAGGTATGACAGGTAGGCTTAAACAGGCTTCCGTGCTAAAAGATATAAGCGCTGGACGCAAGGCTATTCAGGCTGTCGCTGAAGCCGATAGGGTTAGAAAATTTGGAACTGCTGGTAAAGTCGCTAATGTAGTTTTGAATCGTGGAAAATCCGCAATTATTAACGCCGCTACTGGTGGTGGTGTTTTTGGCGCAAGTAAATTAGCTGAAGGTGGGTCAACTCAAGACGCACTTAATTCAGCTAAAAAAGGTGCAGCTGTATCGGTTGTTGCACCATTGGCTTTTGAAGGGGCTACTAGATTAATCGG